GCATCGGGGTACTGGCGCTCATATTCTGCTTTGGTCAAGTCTTCGGTAATGAAACAATACGTTGCATCCGCGCCCGTTGGGTCTTGGATCAAGGGATCCATATAGACCGAGAAAGAGTTGCGAACACGGCCAATCTTGATGTCCTGATCAAATGTGTTCTCATCACAATACTCGGTCATCAGGGTAATGTAGCCCTCGCCATAAGACACCTGATTCTCGCAGGCCGTGTCGTATGCCACGTCAGCGTCAGAGATGTACTCAATGTGGCGAATCATGCCGTTGAAAATGTCAGCCACTTCCACGTCAGCATTGTCATCCACAGGAATGACCTTCGCGCCTGGGCGGTTCTGGCGCATGTCATTCGTCACCTGACGAACGTGTTGCGGCAGTTTGTTAATCGTAAGTGTCGGGCGGGCGTTGATCGTCTGACCTTGCACCGCACCTCGGGTGGCCAGCACGTCAGCAGGCCACTGCCAGTGATTGTCTGGTGATCCGGCATAAAAACGCAGATCGTCAATTTCGTCTTCACGGCTCTCGGCTAATGCGGAAACAGCCATGTCCAACCGCGCGCGGGCGGTTGTCAGAATGTCTGAATCAGACTTTGGTGATTTGCCGCCAGCCGCTACGTTAGCCGCCGCGACCATTCCGGTTGGATCAGCCATTTTTACCTTTCGGTGCAGGCTTAGATTGTACAGCACGCTTGACTGCGTATGCAATCGCTACGGCTTGCTTGACTGGCTTGCCTGCGGCCACTTCAGCTTTGACGTTTTTGCGAAAGGCTTCGGGTGATTTTGATTTAACCAGTGGCATGATTATTTCTTCTTCGCAGTTTTAGCAGATTCTTTAAAATCTTTGGCGGTAGGCGCGTTTTTGCTGCCAGGCTTGTTCATCTTTTCTTTGGAACCAGCCGCTATGCGAGCCTGTTTTGCGTGAATATTTGCATAGAGTCCAGGTTTAGTAGCCATATCAACACTTCCATCGTTTAAGAGCTGCTTTAGCGCGTTCGCCATCTTTGGCGTTGGCCGCTACTGCGCCCATTCTTGCACAAAATGAATCCTTGCGCCCTTGGTCTGCCTTGGTCTTGGGGTTAGGCGCTGGCGCCTTCAAGTTAGAACCCGTTGCGGCATTGTACTTTTCACGTCCTTTGGCCGTCAAGCCAGCGCCTTTGCTGACCGGCAACTTTTCACCGCGACCAACGCTTAAGGAAACAGATTTCTTCTTCATGATCCCATCCAAGAAGTTGCAACCACGCCTCGATCACTATACGCTCGGCGCTGCGTGGATTCACGCGCCTCGCGGTGGGCCACGGCAAAGGCAAAAGTCACGCAAATCGCATCTGCTGCGTCAGGTGAGGCCAGCCCCCGTGCTTTCATGTCCTTTTTTGACTCCAAAAATATCGTACCTTTAGAGTCGGGCTTCATCATAGGCGAAATTAAATCAGTTTTCAAAAACCTGTCAAGCGGGATAGAAGCAGTTTTTAGCCAATCCTTCATTTTCCCCCACATTTCAGCCCTTTTGTTGCCATACATGATCGGATTTGTCGATTTATTGCCAAAGTTGACACCTTTGACTTTGTACCTCTGCTCCTTCAAACGGTCCACAATGCCCGCGCCCAGCCCACCTTCGTCGATTACGACCAAAGTCGGGCGGTACTGCTCAATTGCCTCGATCACATGGCCAACTACGGTCATGGTGTCGTCGCCCCGATGGCGCTGGATTGATATAATGTCCCGCCCTTGCCTGACTGCAATGACCGTTGCGTCAGCGCCGAACCGTGCGGGGTCGACACCAATCACTATTGGGGCGCTTTGGTCTTGGTACTTAGGCCGCTTCATGGCGTCGTCTACCAAACTGACCGAAATAAACTGATCGTCGCCCTCAGACGGGAACTGACCGTACACCTCGACGTGCGCCTGCGATGAGTCAGGCCCATACTCGTCGATGATCTGTTGGTATGTCTGCTTGTCCGTGCCTTCGACCGTGCGCGCGTCCACCACCTTGGTCGTCCAAAACTCCCGTTTGCTGTTAAACGCTTCGTAGAAGTACCCGGTGTTGCGACGCGGGTTGCTAAACGCCATCCAAAACCTGTTGGGCGTGTTCTCTGTGAAAAATCCGCTTGTGACCGCCCAGATTGAGTCGTCAATACCACTGGCCTCATCAAACACAACCAGCACACCGTCGAAGTTGTGTACGCCAGCGTACGCATCTGGGTTTTCCGCTGACCATAAGCGTCCTTCCACGCCCCAGTAGCGGGTGCCCTTCTTGAGATCACGCTCGACTAATTCGGTGAGCCACTTAGCCGGCATGACCCTTGTTGCCGAGACTTCAAACCAGTGGCTGTTGATGGCAGTTGCTAACCACTTGGTAATCTCGGCCCAAGTGACTGATCTAAGTTGCGATTCTGAGTTAGCCGAGATGATGGTCGTTGAGCCTATTCTGGTCGTAAGCATCCAGATTGTGATCCAACTGACCAGCGCTGACTTACCAATACCACGGCCCGATGACACGGCATGTCTGAGGGTGTTGAAATCTAGCTTGCCTTTGTTCTGAGTGATGTGGTCTGTGATCTGTTGTAAGACTTCCCGCTGCCATTTGCGTGGGCCTTTGAAATGCTCCAGTGGTGTGCCTGGCTGACCCCAAGGAAACGCAAACATCACAAACGCCAGAGGGTTGTCCTTGATTGCTGGCGCCCATAGGCGTGCCATAAGTTCCTGTTCGTCTTCAGCGCTGTATATGGTCGATTGCATGCTGTACCGATGGTTCGAGTATGGTTGCGTCCGTTACATCCAGCGCTCTTTTAGTCGCCTCGGCCAGCGCGCCTGTGATGGAGATGCGCTGATCTACCTCAACAGATATGGCCTGCTTGGCCACCCAGCCGTGTTGATGTTTCAAGACTTCTAGCGCCATCTTGGCGTCGCCTTCTAGCGCGGCCTTGCGCATGATGTTGGCCATTTCAATCTCACCGTCGGCTTTGCCTTTTTGCGCAGCCATTTCAACGACGGGGTCAAGTTGCGTAAGTTGTCGGTATTCGGTGGGCAACATGCCTGCGGCCAATGCGAGGGTGTCGCCTTTAAGGCCAAGTTTGGCCGCGTCATACACCGCCTTCAAGCGCGACTCTGTCGCTTGCACTTTGCGCGGTGTAAATGGAATCGAATGGAACATGTGTTCTCCTGCGCGTTTGCGAGTGCTTTTATTCTACAAGAAAAAAAATTTTGTAGCTAAAAAAATTGTTCGTGAACGCTACGTTTCTGCTGGCCCTTTGCGCTCGGCCCTACCCCCTCCCCCTCGGCCTCCTGATCATTTTGGCCGGTGGGTCATGTGGCCGCGTGGCCGTGGGTCATGTGGACAATGTGGACAACTGGCTCCAAGTCGCATGGTCTTTTTAGTTTGTGGACAATGTGGACAATGTGTTTTTATGTTGTCCAACTTGTCCACAAGTTATGCACAGGCTGTGGATAACAAACCCCTTGGGGTATCAGTTATGCACAAGTTTTGGTCTTATATAAGACTTCAAATTGTGGACAACCAGCACTTGCACTGTGGACAACTTTGAGCAAGGGGGTAGTGGCTTGGAGGGTCGTTAGCGCAACCAAGGGCTTTAAAACGCGTCGCCCATTTGTGGACAATGTGGACAATGTGGACGCCCTTTTTAAATCGGTGGCGGTAGACTGTAGGTAATTACCCTAATACCTATTTTTAAAGTCTTTTAGTTTATCTTTTTATATAGTCCACATTGTCCACAAAACCCCGAACATGGCGCAGGCAGTGCCTTTGCGCGTGGGTCAAACTGCGCGTTGTCTTTTATCCACTCACTATCCACCTTATCCACAATTTCTCAAAAAGGGCTTGTGGTGTAAAAGAATCTGTTACAATTTCTCATCGACACAAAAACAGTCGATAAAACCTAACCTAAGGAAACACTATGCAAACAGCACTTATTAAGGACTTGCCAAAGGGCGAATTTTTCAAGCGCAAACCAGATGCAAACAAGGTTTATCAGCGCGAAGATTACAACCGCGCCGCTAAAAAGTACGACTGCGCCGACATGCTCGACGTTTGGGGCAATGGCCTGCAGTTGAAGGGTGACACGGTTGTCTATATTGGTTTTGACTATTAAGGGGGCACTATGACATTGCAACAACTCATTGATTCTTTGACGCTCGAACAAGCTACCGAGTGCGAAAACCAGACCGACAAATTGATCTGGATCGAGGTTAACTTGCTCGACCCAATTGGTTTGTCGCGCAGATACGCCGAAAAGGTGGACGCAGAACTTGCCCGCATTTACTGGGATTTTTGGGGAGAATGGAATTGGGAACAGACAGCCGACCGGATGTATTCAAACTAAAACCTCCGGGGGGCTAAAAAACAACGGCCGCCCTGGAGGATTTTCAATAACTTTTTAAGGACTCAAAATGAACGATGTATATGAAAACTTGCAACAGATGCGATGGGCGGCCGATTGCCGCGCCGCGCACAACATGCGCAACGGCGCAGGCGGTAGCTTCGCGGCCGCGTTGGCCGACGCATACTTCGCGGCCGACAGTCGCAACAAAGACCGCCTGTTGGCCACCTTCCGTGACATTTTCGACCGCTTTGCAACTACTGAGGAAACGACATGAGCTACAACTTCAACCTTAAATTGCACCCATGGGGTGAGCACCCCGAGCGCGGCAACGTCGAGATCGACGAATCGGCCATGTACGGGGCTTGGGAGTACCGCGACGGCACCGAAGGCGGCGGCCTGTGGTTTGAACGCCTCGAAGACGGGCGGCTCGACCTGACCGACTACGACGGGTCGTTTGCGCTGCCTAACGCCGTGATTGACGCCCTGCGCTTGGCGGGCGTATCAGTCGAGGAGATTTTCGAATGAACAAAGAAGACATTTACGACATTCTGGCCGCCGTGGCCGTTGGCCTCATGTTGGCCTTTTTCTTAACTTATAGGGGGTAAAAAATGACTGATCTTTTCCAAAACTTCCAAGGCGCAGATATTGACCGCCTAGTTGAGTGCATCCGCGCAGCGCGCGCAGCCGGCCTCAGTATTGACAAATACACTTCAGCCGGCGTTAACGACAACTCCGGCAACGTGTGGCTAGCGTCTGAGGACTGGACAGGCTGCGTCTATTGCTCAATCGGTTTTGACGTCCAGTGGTGCTACACGTGCATGAACTGCGGCGAAGAATACGATTTTGATTCTTATCAAGAAATGATTGATTTTGAGACGGCTCAATATGAGAAGCACGACAGCGAGTGCGACGCCTGCGCGACCGAGACGGAGGCAGCATGAAAGTCTCAGAACTTATAAAGCAGTTGCAGCAATGCAACCCTGACCTTGAGGTTTACACATGGAACGACCACGACATCCACGCCATTAGTTATGTCGACGGCGACATGGACGAATGGGTACACCTTAACTTGGGAGAGAAGCAATGACCTACGAAGTGCAAACCCTGACCTATCTCAACACATGGGAAAACACATGGACGGAGGACGGCGTGGAACCCGTCCAGTTTGGCACCTACGCCGAGGCCGCCGCAGAATTGGCGGGCTTTCTTGACGACATGCAACACGCCGCCAAAAATAACTTTTTAGAAGACTACAACCCCGAAGATTACAGGATAAAAAAGCTATGACTACACACTACGACCGCACAAAAATAACCTTTCACAGAGGCAACGCCTTCACGCCCGAGGGCATCGAGGCCGAGCCGTTCGCCACTTTTACCATTGACGACCTCGTAAACCATGAACTAATCGAGGCCATCTGCGCCCTAGTGCGCGCTCACGTCAACGAGACGCACATGGATTTTTGCAATATCAAATTATCAACCGAAGACTGGGACACCTAAAATGATCGAATTCACACACCACGGCATAACCGTAAAATGCAAGCCTGAGCGCGCCGCCGATTACCGGCGTTTAATGGATAAGCCGCCAAAGGCCAAAGCCGTTACCGAGAAGCGCGACTATCCCAAGTGGACGCCTGCAATGTCAACCGGCGATTATCTGCGCGCATACATCCGATTAAATGAACGGCGCAAGATGATCGAATGTGGGCACGCCTGCGCCAACTACGACGACACGCCGACAATGTACGATGGCAGCTTACCCGAAGTGCTGGAGGAGCCGGACGCGGATTATGTGCCCACGGCTAAGGCGCGCAAGATCACACCCAAGCAGGCCATTGTGCAAGCCCTTGACGCCCTCAAGGCGGGCGACGTTGACACGGCTCAATGTATTTTGACGGAGGCGCTTAAATGAACCAGACCATTGCCGAGGCGCTCGCGCCTTTCCGGCCACTGACCTACACCGAGCATTATTACGTTGACTTAGGCTATCGCCACGAATTAGGCAAGGCCGAGGAACACGAATACAAACGGGCGCAGGCCGAAGGCGCAGACGCGTGCCGGTTGCTTAACCGTGGCGCGATGGAGGCCATGATGAGATGATTCTATTATTCTCGCTTATACTGGCAGCGTTGATTGCCATTCTTCTTGATCTATAGAAGT